GCCACTGGCAACGTAAGATACAAAGCTAGAGCAAGATACGTTTTTGGCGTATCCGACCCTAGAGGTATTTACGGCGTCGAAGGTGCGTAATACTTAAAGAAAATTAATGGGGCGGCCTCAAAATCGCACCATTTACTTAATAAAGATTGAAATTCACTATGAAAAACTTCCGAGTACAGATTCATGCTTACGGCCATACGGCTGATTTTAATATTACAGCTGAAGATACAGCTGTCGGTATTGAAAAATCAATCCTTGACAAACTGGGAAAAAATGAGGTAAAGTTTGAATCTAATGGATTTACGAGAAAAGATCGTAAATGGATAACCTATGAGGAGGTTACAAATGACCGAAGACCTATACACTACGAAACGGTCCTTGGAACTAGAGTGGCAACAAGAGCACTTGAAGGACGGGAAGCATAATATCCGAATGATTGAAATTAATAGAAAAATCCAGGATATTATTAAAGAGATCATTGCTCAAGAATTTGTCGAAGATACTCGTGAGACAAAAATAGCCCAAGCCCAGGCCGAAGTTTCGATAGCCACTTAAGCGCTATCAAAAATCATATAAATTCACAGGGATACCTTGCACTCTTTACAAAAAAGAGTTATAGATTAATTACTATACAATTATTAATTAGATCTAGACGCGTATAGTCGACGGCCTAGAGACTAGATCTACATAAACTAGGAGGATTATAATTATGGCAAATACGACGTTTCAAGGACCAGTAATATCCAAAAAAGGATTTTACAATACAGGTCCAGCTAATGTTATAGATGCTGACTCAAGTACATCATTAACAGTTGCTACCCATGCGGGTAGAATTGTACATAATGATGCGGCTGGAGCAGTGACTTATACGTTACCTGCGGTTAATGCAACTGCTGATTCTGGGGTTGCAGGACCAGGCCCAGACTTAAATAACGCAAATAATGTTGGGGCGACTTTTACTATTATCAGTTCCATTACGAAAACTGGAGATTTAGTTGTACAAGTTGCGAATTCAACTGACGTTATGAGTGGAGGCGCATTCTTTATTGATGACTCCTCTGACAATGTTGTTGGATTTGAAACAGTAGCAGCATCAGATACTATCACATTAAATGGTGGTACAACTGGTGGTGTAACTTATGCAAAAATAGTGTGCACAGTGCTTGGTACAGGTCTATGGTCGGTTTCCGTCCATACTGGAAATACAAGTTCACCAGCTACACCATTTAGCGCAGCGGTAAGTTAATAAATAAAATGTGAGCTCCTTCGGGAGCTCACGACTAAGGAGAATAAATGTACACAGATGTAAAACAGACCATAGCGGTGGCTGCAACAGCACAACTTCAAAAGTATGTCGCTGCAAGTGCAACGAATATTACTAAAGCCAGAATCATGGCGATTAGTGCACAAGCTAGTGCGGCTGATGCAAGTGTAAAAATTTATAATACCGTAGGAGCTGCAACGGCAGCTAAATTGGTAGCAGAACTTAAATTTGGAGCTGCCGCAAATGAATGGACTCACTTCTATGTTCCGGGCCAAGGTATTTATTGTGATACTGGCATGTATGCGGTTCTATCAAATTGTGATTATTTGACAGTTACTGGAACATTTACATAAGAAGGGAGTAACGTATGGCGAATACTACTTCCGGAACAGCAACGTTCGGCAAGAACTTTTCAATTGATGAAATCGTTGAAGAAGCTTTTGAAAGATGTGGTCTTCGTGGAGTTGCTGGTTACCAGTTAAAAACGGCAAGACGATCTCTTAACATTCTTTTTCAAGAATGGGCTAATCGAGGTTTACATTTTTGGGAAGTCGCGGAAACTAATGTCACGTTAGTTGCGTCTCAAGCTATCTATACTTTGTATCGATCTACGGCAGATGGAACAAGTGATGCTGGCGTAACGAATGCTGGGGCGGCTGAAAGTATTTATGGAGCAGAAGATATTCTTCAAATGTCTTATCGAACCAATAGAGGGGCTACCACTCAAGCGGATACTCCCTTATCTAAAATTGATAGAGCTAGTTATGCTGCTAATTCAAATAGATTAGCGGAAGGTCAACCTTCAGAATACTGGGTCCAACGATTTATTGATAAAGTCACAGTCACTTTATACATTACTCCAAGTTCAACACAGGCAGGAAATTATATACATTTTTGGTATTTAAATAGAATTCAAGATGCAGGAGATTATTTTAATGCTACCGATGTTCCTTATAATTATATTCCCGCTATGTGTTCAGGTTTAGCATATTATTTAAGTTTAAAATATGCACCCGATAGAACACAAAATTTAAAATTATTATACGAAGACGAATTAGTCAGAGCGGAGGCAGCGGATGGTTCTTCGGCAAGTACATTTATCACGCCGAAAACATACTATCCTAATATTTAATTATGGCACGATATGCACAAGGAAAATATGCACTGGCAGTTTCTGACATTAGTGGACAATCTTTTCCATGGAATGAAATGCTTACTCAATGGAATGGTTTATTTGTTCATTATTCTGAATTGGAAACGAAACAACCTCAATTAAATCCTTATCCTCATCAAGCAGATCCAACAGCGCTAGGTAAAGTAAGGGTTCAACAACCTCCTCCTGATGCTTTACGTTGGTTAGGATATAATCCTTTTCAAACTTTTGCTGCTGCTTCCGGAATTATAAATGTTGAACAAACAGATCATCAAAGAAGTTATGGAGATACGGTAAGATTTAGAGGATCTCCTACTACAGGAGGAACTACAGGCACTGTTGATGATGGAGTATTTGTATTTGCTAATATTTCTGATGAAGATGGAATTACTGGAGCTAATATATGTTTAGCGGCAGGTTATTCTATTGTCCCTGGAAAATATACAAGTGTTACTACAACGTTAGCGGCAGCTATGACAGATACGACTACTACAACTGGAATTACTTTAACCAGTTCAACTAATTTTCCAACGACTGGACCCGTAGTACCTACAGCAACGAATCCGGTGGGAACTCCAACGAATGCAATTTTAGTAGATACAGAAATAATTAGTTACACAGGCATTAGTTCAAATGTTTTAAGCGGAGTAAAACGAGGAGCGAATAGTTCTACGGCTGCTACTCATCTTATTTCTGCGACCACACGTAGTTTAAAAACTCCGAGTGATTACTATTACTTTACAGTTAATACGGACACTGCTACAACTGGAGGAATAAAGTTTGGAGGATATAGTGTATCTTCTGGACCTGTAACATTAAAAGCGATAGGACCGCAAAGCTAATGGCAACTAATTTTACATATGCAACATTGACGACAGCAATTCAGAATTACACTGAAGTTACGGATACCACAAATGTTTTTACATCTACGATTACGGATGGTTTTATTACAGATGCGGAAACTAGGATTTTAAGAGATGTTAATATAGACGCTGATTGAAAATCTCAAACAGGATCTCTAGTCGTGGGTCAAGAATATATTAATGCGCCTGCTGGGTGCTTAGTCGTACGATCAGTTCAGGTTACCGAAGATGACACGTCTCCCAATACTTTAAAATATTTAGAAAAAAGAGATGTCACTTTTCTTAATGAATACAATAATTATGGTACAGCAGGTACTACTGTAGCCACAGGCAGAGATATTCCTAAATATTATGCTATGTTTGGTGGAGCAACAGGGTTTTCAGATACGACATCTGGCACGATTATGTTTGCTCCGTGTCCTGATAAAACATATACTTTTCAAGTTAATTATGTAGCTATACCAGGTAGTTTAGTTAATAATATTAGTGGAACGTATTTAAGCAAGAATTTTGCGAACGGCCTGCTTTATGCGTCATTAGTAGAAGCTTATGGGTTTTTAAAAGGTCCTCAAGATATGTTGACATATTACGAGCAACGATATAATAAAGAGGTAGAGAAGTTCGCTATCGAACAAGTAGGTAGAAGACGAAGAGACGATTACGATGATGGAACCATTCGTATAAAAATTGATTCACCTTCGCCCTAAAAGGAATAAAAAATATGACAATAACATCAGCAATTTGTAATAGTTTCAAACAGGAAATTTTGGAAGCTGAACATAATTTTACTGCATCTAGCGGTAATACTTTTAATCTAGCATTATACGATAGTAGCGCAGATTTAAGTAAATCTACAACCGCGTATACCTCTTCAGAAGAAATTACAAATACTTCAGGAAGTGCGTATTCGGCAAAAGGAAACGCTTTAACAAGTGTAACTCCTGTGTTGTCCACGGATACAGCGATTTGCGATTTTGCAGATACGAGCTGGACATCTGCTTCATTTACTGCACGAGGTTGTTTAATTTTTAATGATTCGCACTCCAGTGACGCTGCAGTTTGCGCCATTGATTTTGGTGGAGACAAAACCGTTACTAGTGGAACTTTCACAGTAGAGTTTCCGGCAGCAGCAGCATCAACAGCAATCATACAAATAGCATAAGGAGTCCTTCCTTATGGCAAACACTTGGAACAAAGCCGGAACAACCTGGGGCTATAATTCCTGGCAATCCGACACCGTCACCGTTTCATTAACCGGCGTATCAGCAACTTCATCAGTTGGAAGCGTAACAGCTTACGC